AAGTCAGACCTTTGTTGGCAATGTCTACGATTGATCCGGCCATATAAAATCTCCAAAAGAAAAGGGGAGGGACAAGCCCTCCCCAATTCCGTCAGTGTTAGTCAACGATGTAATGAATGATGAAACTCATATCACCGCCGGTTCCACCTTCCGCATGCATCGTTGCCGCGACATAGTAGAACCCGCCTGGATCAGTTGAATCACCAGCCAGTTCATACATCTTCTGGCCGCAAGTGTTAATGTCTGCCGCTTCGTGGCGAACATCAGCCATTGCCCCAGCATCAGCGACAGCAGTAGCAAAAACGTCTTCGTCTTTGACCACGCCAGCCGATGTGTAGATGCCTACGTTGAACGTGCAGCTTCCACCAAACGTATCGGACCCGATAAAGATATGGGGCACAGATGCGTTCGACGGGATGGGCGCCAACATAACGATGTCGTTATCGTTGGTATCCCCAGCCGCAAGCGCCACAGTACCTTGTGCAATTCGCACACGGCCATGTAATTCGGCACTGTCGTTCAGCGTCGGAGGGGTTGCCTCAAAATTGGCAACCAGATCGGTGTTTTTAGTACCCATTGGTCATCCCTCCTATGTTGGATCGCATTCGATGTAGCCCACCAACTTTTCTTGCATACGGGTTGCCCCGATAGCCATCGATGCGAAGACTTGCGTCGCATGATTTTTATCGGCCCGCTCAGAAATCTTGATGGACGGTTCAGCACCAATGGCCAGCTTCATTCCGGCTTTTTGCCAGAACAAAACTTTGTGGTCAGAGTTGCTATCTGTACCAATGAGTTCCGTTCGGATGAAGGTAAATCCCATGAAGGAATCCACTTCCCCGTTTACCAAACTTTTCACAGTGGCAAAATCGGAACTAGTGACTTCAGTTTGACCTAAAAGGTTCTGAAGCTGTTTGGCGTTGATGATCATATACCGATCACCATCTTCGGCCTCATTGGCGTCGAGGATTTGCTTGGCAGCGCGTAACTTGCCGACATTCAAACCCGTATCAGCAGCAGGGCTGATACCGACCTGGACATCAACAGTGTTAGAACTGTCGTAGCTTGTTGAGGTGCCGCCGGCAACGCCCGTGTAGGCGGTCCCGTCAGCAGCAGCAACAATTTGCTCATCCATCGCACGGCCCATAGCCCAGGCAGCAGCCGAAGCATAGGGGCTTTGCGGATCGATAAGCATACGAACACGATCTTCATCATCGATGAGATCTGCCCAATCAAAGTCGATAAGGCTGACACGACGCCTTGCATGGGGCGTGTCCATCCTTGGAGTGTCACTGTGACGTGACGTGCGCTGTTGAGCGGCAGTGCTTCCCACTTGCTCAAAGAAAGCATTCTTGCCCACAACGGTTTCAACCGAAACCGCTTCTCGTAGACGCGAACCCTTCTGTTGGACAAGGTGTTCAACATTGCCTTTATATTGCTCCACAAACGCCGTAGTAATTTGCACACTCATTGTACAAAATCTCCTAACGTGTTGAAGTTAAAGGATAAAGTGGTTGTCCCTACGGGGCCACGCGCCGTCTTTCCGGCGGTCAAGTGTCGGGCCGAATGGTTATCCGACAGATATGTTTTGCGCTACGACTTCAGTGCCGTAGGCCAATTCTGCTAATCTCTTATCTTTCGCCACCAGGGCTTTATGCTCTGGATGGGCGTTATCCCAGAAGGCGGGGTTTGCCCGTAGCTGGGCCATTTGTTCCTTTGCCATTTCCGGCGTTGTGCCAAACTGTCCGGCGCTCTCGCCTTCCTTGAATTGCGGACCACTGCCCAGCGTCATGCCGATCTTGGCAAAGGCGCGGACAACGTGCGGGTTTGATCCCAAACCAGATTGATTTAAAACTTGTTTGAGTTCATCGGAACCGTATTCCCTCAAGGCGCGTTTGGCCGCTTCCACCCGTTGCGGAAATGCGTTGCCGTATTCTTTCTGCAATTCGCCTTCCCATTCGGCTTGCTGATCTGCCGCCTGGGTCTGCGCGGCTTCCGCTTGGCCCATCATGTTTTCAACAAAGCGGTCATGCAGCCCTTGGGCCATCTGTGCCGGTAATTTCATTTCATGGGCGGCGGTGCGGAACCAATCGGACAAATCCTGATTGTACGCCTCAAAACCTTCCGGCGCGGCCAGTTGATAATCTTCAGCCTTTTCCGGCGTTCCCAGCTTCTGCCAGCCTTCCCATTCCGTAAGATCGCTGCCGTCCGTTGGCAAAACAACTTTGTCGGCGCCCACCTGTTTTTCTAGGTTGACGTAAGATTTCAGAACGTCATCGGCGCCTTTCCATCCCTTGGCTTCAATGACCTCATGGTAATCATCCAGACCTTGCGTCCAATCGGTTGCAACTTCTGGGTTGCCCGCATCTTCCGTAAGGATTGCGGACCCTTCAGTTTCATTCGGCATTAATATCTTCTCCTATGCTCAGTGATAAAAGTTTGTCTTCATCGATGCAGAGGATCGATAAAATCCTTCGCACCATGTCCTGTGAGCCGTGCATATGCTGTAACTCACTGCTTTCCCGCTGCCCACTAATGGTCAGGATGCCGCTGGCCTTGATCAGGTCGAGCAGAATGGCCTTGCCTTGCGGGGTGTAGAGAAAGATTTCCTTGTAAGCCTGGGCCAGTTCAGCCTGGGCCTTATGCTGTTCCGGCAATTACTGAGCCATGTCCGCTATCTGGGCGACTTTCAGACCGGCATCGGCCAGTTGCGGTGCAGAGTTTATAGCCGTCTGGGCCATTTCCGCTTGCTGGCGCTGGCCGCGCATTTCGGCAACTTCTTCTTCATCGCGAAGGATGCGTTGCGGAGCGCCGTTAATCTCGGCCAGGGAACGTGTAATTTCATCGGTGTTAAAGTTATCCATCACCGAAGGATCAACGGCGGCAATGGCCTGGACACTCTCCAGGGTTCTCAGGATGCCGACGCCCTCTGGTGCCCGCATAGCTTGCGTCAGTGGGCTAACATACTCAACTTCGTATTCGCCCGCCGCTTCCTCAAGAACAGGTGGCGGTGGAGGAATAACGCCCTGTTCGGCAAGCACGGCAAATTCACGTTCAATCAACGGTCCCAACGCTTCCGACTGCTGTCGGCCCACCGTAGGCGCCAACAGGGCGCCTTTTTCCTGGGCACGTTGTAACACTTCCGTTGCAGTCATTTGCGGCGATTCCACAAGGATTTGAAATAAAGTCACCAGGAAGGAATCGTTAATCATCTTCCGGCGCTGTTCCATCATTTCAAGGCCGATGTCTACACGGGCGCCGGTATAAAGGGGCTGAATAGGCGCCTGGGAACGCCCATCCATCCTCGCAAACGTCGCCGCTCCAGGCTTGGCGTTCACAGGGAGAATGACGCCGTCGTCTGCAATAATAAGAGGGGGATCAACGGCCTTCTGTCCGGCGCGGATCACCGTCTTCGACATTTCGTTAATCATCTTGATGTCCGGCAAGATCGTCATGGCGGGAGATCGTCCGTAGACCTCACGCGGGCCGGTCACATAACGGCTGACAATATAAGGCATATCGTCAAAGCCGCCTTCCTCTATAAGCTGCTGTTCTTTCACTTCGTAATACCCAGAGAACCACGGGCGGTTACGCCGGTCCCGTGCGGACATATCGCGGTCAGTACGCGGGCAGACCAGATGTATCAGTTCAACCTTGTCGTCCGGCTTGTCTTCCGCTTGCTTGCGAAGATTGTCGGACAGGTCGCCGTCCTCAAACATTCTCAGCGCTTGCCGTGCCGTCACCTGGAACTTGCGGAACACCGTATCAACGCGGCCCATTTCGTTTTCGGCAATATACAGATCGGACAAATGGACTTGCCGGTACATCAGGCCACCATCGGGATGCTCATCAACAAAAAGAGCGCCCGTTCCAAAGGCACCAAGGGCCATGTAGCCCTCATGCATTTCCTTGGAGAAACTGGCTTTCGGGGAATAGCGGTAGCCGAACATGATACTTGTGACCTGGTCAAACCAAAGCCGGACATCATGGTCACGGTTGAGAACGGGATCAGTGGACCGCAACTGGTGCCAGCGGGAACCGCGGGGGGTCAACAGGCTTTCAATGGCAGAAGCAAAACGCTCACAGGCGAGGGCAGCAGTGGCGTCATATAATTTTGATGTGCGTTTATCGCCCGCTGTCAACTCACCCGTGAATATGCGCGAACGCGGCAGAACACGTTCGGCTATTTCCTCCCAATGCCCTTCCCATACGGATCGGTCATTCTTGAGGCGGGCATAGCGGGTAAAAACTTCTTTGGTATCAGGAGCAGCCATCAGACCTCCAAAAGCGTATTCTTGCGGATTGCCGCCACTTCAGTATTGCGCGGCGTTCCCATTAATGTTGTCTGCACACCGTTACGCGGAGCGGACCCGCCACCGTAATTGGCCGTGGCATCCCGCTGCGCTTTATCCAGCCGCGCACCCATAGAAGATGCGGGCAGCTTCTTCCCGCCCGATTGCCGGTACATACCAGGGACGCACAAACTATTTCCCCCTGGGCTTCGGCTTCTTCGGCGGTCTGCCGCGCTTACTTCCGTATGTTCCCTTGCCTTTTGGCATATCATCCTCCTAACAAAGTAGGCCGTCCGATGTTGGGTTCCCCCAAAACGCCTGATGGCGTAGTCATTAATGTGGATCGGCGCCCACCGGCTTGAACACGCGCACGGCGGCGGGCTTGCGCTCCGGCCCCGCTGTCGCTTGGCGGCAGACTTGTTTCAATAAGAGGAGGCGGGGGTGGCGGGGGTGGCGGTTTTGGTGGGTCGGGCGGGCCTACACACATATCAGTTTCCTAACAAAGTCTTGCCGATATTGGCTTCGGTTTCGTCGCCCATCGATCCCGTCAGGATCGTGGACTTCCGGCCTTTCATAGCCAGCCGACGGCGGCGTAACGCCCGCGCTTCCTCGTTGACACGGGGATCATCCCGCGTGGGCGGGGGTTCGGGCGTCGGCGGTGGCGTTGGCGCGGGCATTTTCGGCACTTTGGGTGCCAAGGGTCCAATGCACATCATCGTTCTCCAATCGGGTTCGGGTCCAGCTATAGCAGTGATAGGGCACTCTGTTCTGCCCGTAATCGTCAACGGTGGCTTCGCGGACGGCGCCTAGCAGTTCCAGCCAGCGATGGGCCACATGATGGCTGTCATGGCTCCAGCATTCCGCTCTCACGCATCCCGCGCTCATCAGGATCGGCATCACCGTCCTGTTGATGTGGCGGGTCACGCTGAGTGCCACTTTCGGCCACCTGTCCGTGGCGAACATCCAGACGCTGGCCACCCGTGGCCGGACTTCCGATGCTCCCCAGGTAGCGACAGGGACCGCCCCACAACGCGCAACATACTTCAAGCCGTTTCCAGCTACAGTCGCCACTGCCAGTGTTTCCGGCGTCTGGGCATGCGTCACTGGCCATATTTCTTCCGCATCCAGTTCACGCATATTCCGCGCAATCTCAACAACATCAGGATAGCGGGCATCGATAATATTAACCGAACTCATTGTAATCACTGATCACCACGGGCTGGCCCCCAGGCTGGCGCCCTGTCTGTGCCATCATGGCATAATCACTTGCATCGCCGTCGCGTAATCCTATAGCCGCATAGCGCATGGCGTCGGCAGAATGGGAACTGGCATCGTGGTTGGGCTTTTCCCGCCACGTCTGGTTTTTATCATTCCACTGCCTGTGGTAATGCCGCAAATACTTCAGCCCCAGGGCGCAGTTCTGGCGGTCAAAATGCAGGGTAGGGAGCAAGGCTCTCACCGCTTCGATCCCGTCTTGAAGAGATAACTTGGCGACAATGGTTGGCCGTACCCCAAGACCCTGGAGCATTTCGTACCGACTGCTGCCACTGCCCAACTCACGCACAAGAACATCATGAGGAAAATAATGATCGCCATAGACATAAGGTTGAGCGCGAAGGTGGCCAATGTAGTGATGCAATCCTTCGCCGCTGCTTTCATAATAATCAATAATCCTGTGTCCAACTTCCCCGCGTATGGACTGCCCGAACCATACGGCTGTACTGTCCCGCATACCCAGATCAAAAGCCGTCCAGACGGGCGCGTTCGGCTCCCATGGGACCGATCCGATCTGGCCCTGCAATTCCATCCTGTCCAGTGTCTTGGCGTAGTAGGCGCCCACAAGGGCTGCTGACCAGGAACATTCAAATTCCTGTTCAAACTGGCTCTCGTCCATCGTATCCCGTGCGGCTTGCAGTTCCTTCTCAGGAATAATCTTGGTCTGGCTGGCAGGGAAGCGCATGGCGAACCATTCGTTATCGCCATCTTCCATATTGCGAATGGCCGTATCGTAAATCGTCCTAAATTGATTGTCGCCTCTGGGCGTTCCGATCCACAAACATTTGCCGGTGCCAAAATCTGATAATGCGGGCCGGACAATTTCTGGAAACAGCCTCGCATTCATGTCCGCATATTCATCCAATACGGCAGCATCAAGGCGTAACCCCCTGAGAGCATCGGGATTTTCCGATCCCAGCAGCCATATCCGCTTGCCGTCCGGCAAATCGCATCTTAGTTCGGCCTCGTTAAACTTAACCCCCGGTATTACCCCCGCATATTCCCGCAACATAACCCAGGCTATCCGCTTGGCACTTGAATACGTCGGCGCGATATAAGCCCCCTGGGCACTCTTGCGGTCACAGGTGAGGATTTCACGCAATAACCAGTTGATGGCCATCACCGTCTTACCAAAACGCCTGTGACACACCGCCACGTTAAACCGTCGGCATTGCTCATGGAACGTCTGCTGTAACGGCCTGGGCGTGTAGGGGATGATTACTCTGTTAGGCTGCGACATTCTGCCCCTGCAAAAACATCAGTAAACACACTCTCCAGCCATCATGGCTGGAAACCCTGTGCCGGTTCTCTGCCTGTGTATCCCACATCCATAACTCCCCAGGCTTCTGGTCCGGCACAATGTCGTGAAACTGTAAAATCCCCCCCACCGCATCGGCAGGGCGTTCTGTCAGCAAAACGGATGCCGACACCTCAACCCACGGCATATGCGGCCCGTTATCCAAATGCCAATCATGGCCTTCCTTGCGGCACTCAACGCGCACATAAGACGGGTCATCAAGATCAACCTGGAACCTTTTGTATGCTTGCTCCGCAATCGGCCAAACAAGCGGGTCATTAAAATCCCTATACCCAACCTCTTTCGCCAGCAAAGCGCACTGTGTGGCGTCCAGAACGTCAGGGACAACAACTCTAGCCAATCAGCTTGCCACCAAGATACCGCCCACCAACGGCCCTCTGAGCCTCTCTCTGGGCCTCTGGGGCCGGTTCCTGAACAAAAGCCTCATTAACATCAGGCGTCGATGGATCATCAGCCATAAACGTCCCATCATCCTTCTTGGCCCTGGCCCTACGCCTTGCCGGTTCCTTCTTGGTCGATGCCTTCTTCGCTGGTGCTTTAGCCATAAAAGTTCTCCAACTGTAGTGAGATACGGGTTGTGGTCCCATCCAACTGTGAGCCGGTCGCGGAAAGGCGGGGTGCCCCTGCCTTGCCACCCCCTACCGTCAAAAATTAAGAGTAAACCAATAATTATTGACAACGACGACAATAGCCAAGGGTTGCCGCGCCTTTTGACTATTGCAGATTGAATGATCCCGATTGATTGATGCTATTGATTGCGATTAACCAGGGCTTTCAAATATGGCGACGTTCGCGTCCGCGAAAAGAGTGATACATGGTGGCGAACTATCCATCCCAAACATCCCAAAATAATTTATCTTTTTTTGCTCTTAATACTTGACGCTATCTATATATGTATATACAAGAGTACTCACAGGGCGATTGTGCCCACTAGAAATAAGGAAAACGAACAATGGAAAACAGAATAAATACAGCAAGCGACATTCTCTACCGTTGGGCTTGCGACCTTATCCCAACAAGCGACGCTAAAGAACAATGCAAACGTCTAGCGGGTTTCGACATTGATTTTCGTCAACCCGATATTGGCGCTTATGTCCAAGCTTTTGATATCGCTTCCGGCAATTTCGTTGAAATTCATTTTTAAGAGGGAAACCGAACAATGGATATATTCATTACAATTTACATGGTGTTTTTGTTTTTCGCCATTTGGGGCGCTTTCGGCGCTATCTGCTATTTCGGAATAAAGGCGTCATTATTATGAGCGGGTTTAAAACAAATTCAGAATTACGCCGATTCCTAATGTTGCAACAAAAAACATATCCCGATTGCCCCGAACGGGTTTGGGATAGGTACTCGATTTATGTTCATTGCGTCGGTTCTGATGAATACCCGAAAACTTTACACGATTGGTTAGGCGACGGGTTTTCATGTGGCGATGATCTCTATCTAGATCGGGGCTTTTGATTATATCGCAAGGCGCGTCGTTTACGGCGCGTCTAACGATGCAATCATAGCATCAATCAAGGGCAATTGTGCCCGCCTAAAAAAGGAGTAATACAATGTATTTCTATTTAAACCCGAAATCTCAGAACAAAAAGACAGGCCAAATGCCTGTTAGCACAAGCGACCGTGGCACTTGTCCCGATTCATGCCCTTTTAAAAACAACGGATGTTATGCTGAGGGATATCCGTTAAAAGGTCGCTGGGATGAGGTAACATCCGGCAAGCGTGGCGGTTTATTTTCCGATTTCGTAAACCAGGTTGCAGCATTGCCCGCCAATATCTTATGGCGCCACAATCAAGCGGGCGATTTACCTGGAACCGGCATTAATATTGACGTTAAAAAACTAAAAGCGCTTGTTAAAGCAAATCGTGGCAAAAAGGGATTTACGTTTTCCCATTATGACGTTTTGGAAAATCTGCTAAACCGTGCGGCGATAAAATTAGCGAACGCCAAGGGCTTCACAATCAATCTATCTGCTAACAATTTAGATCATGCGGACAAATTAACGGATTTGGGCATTGGTCCCGTTGCGACGGTTTTGCCTATCGAATATGAGCGCCAAAGCAAAAAAGGCGTTTGGCAAGAAACGATAGACGAATATCGCGAACGCCTAAAAACATTGCCGACAACGACGCCTAATCAAAACAAATTTGCCGTCTGTCCGGCGACATATCGCGACGACGTAACTTGTAAAACGTGCGGACTATGTCAAAAGCAATCGCGCAAGGTTATTGTGGGCTTTCCGGCGCATGGTAACAGCAAGAAAAAAGCAAGCGCCGTCGCTTCATAAACGCGTCACAAGCGCGATTGATCGCCATTGGCGGGGCCTGGGGTACGGGTTGCCCGCCCTTGGCATTAGTAGGGCAATGGTGCCCATATGAGAGGTAAAACAATGAGTAGTTTTAACTGGCAAGACGCCACAAAGCATTTGAAACCAGGCGCTTTAGTTTTTAAAAATCGTTTGAGCGTCGATAGCGTTGACGACAAGCGTATTTACTTAACCAGGATTGCGACAAGCAAGCCCTTGATTGTTACGCGTTCAATGATTGAAAAAACGCACAAGCGCCTCATGAATGGCGATGTTATCGCATTCCGCACAATATCCTATACAAGCGCAATTGAAGCGGTTGTGATTGACGTGCTAGGAAATGCCGTTGCAACCAAGCAAATTGACGGGAAAGGGCACTATGTAAAAGGAAACAAAATATGAAAATTATAGAAATTCAACCAGAAACAATAGAAGCATTCCGGCGCCAATGGCCATGTAGTGAGTTGCACGACGTTAATCACATTGTCGCAGCATTTGCCGAAAATGGCGATTTGGTTGACTATGATTGTTGCGACGAATCAAGCAATCCTATTCCGAACACTTGGGAAGGATCCGGCGCTTTACCGGCGTTATTAGACGACGCAAAACAAAACGCCGAAATTATACCAATGCCAGCTGGAACCATAGGACCAATTTGGAAATATTAAATTATGACACCTGATGAATTAAAAAGCATTCGCTATGCCCTGGGCTTAACAGTCCGGGGTTTGGCGTTTGCGCTTTCCGAACCTGGCCACAAGCCCGTAAACCCGCGAACCGTGCGACGTTGGGAAACCGGCGAGCAAGATATACAAAGCCCTGTGGCCGTCGCCTTGCGTTTACTTTTGGCCGAAAAAAAGCGCCAAAATCCACTAAATTTAGACTAGACGGCTAGTCGCCTGGAGATTTGACGAATATTGACTGAAAGCGTTTTACTCAGAATTAATTGATTAAAGCGTTTTCGGTCTTTTGTTCGGCTCCTTCATTTGTGGGTTTAATTTCGTTTTCCCAACCAATAATCATGGGTCCGCTATGTGTAACTTCGCTTTTCTGAATTGGCTGAAAATCTTTCAGCAATTTTTCCGCTTCCCAGCGACTATGTGCCAGGCATTCTTTCGCCCTCAAAATGTCGTCACGGCTAATCGCCGCCTCAAGCGCCAGTTTATCCGCTTCCAATCGCGCCAGGATACCGTCGCGCCTAGCCTCGTTTACCATTTCACGCAGTTCGGGATCTTTGCGTTTCCATATGCGGACGTTCGTCGGATGCACGTCGAGTTCTGCACATAACTCATTTTCGTACCGCCCAGCTTCCAGCCCAAGCAGCAATTTATCGATTAATTTCTGATTACGTTTCGTTGGACGGCCCATCGCCTACACCTCAAAAGGGCAGCGGCTGGTTTTTACGCCAGCCGCCACTATTAGGAACCCACATAACAAGACAATGGCGGGACAATCCCACCGTATTTAATTTAGCCTAATTAGAATCAGGCTGTAAACCAGGGTAAACCGATGACAGCTACATTTTATAGTAGTTTTTTAGCCCTTCTAGCACCAAACGTAGTGTTTCGACGGTTGCTTTGCCTGTTTTCCAGGTACTGATTGGGTTAGAATTTCCGATGCAATGCTCTGCCAACGACGCCAGCGGATAGCCTAAATGCTTGAGGGCTAATCGCACTTCGCGCTTGGCCCTGGTAACCACTTCCAGCATTTCAATGTTTTGCGTGGCGGGGATGTGCCCAAAGCGCACGGTTGCGTACACTTCAGCCAGCATAGCCTTGCGGAAAACTTCGGCAAATCGCTGGCCAGCTTCGTATTGAGAGCCGTCAATCAAGTCCCGCCGTCGCAAGGTTTCAATGGGATCGATGGTTGTGTTACGGGCGCGTTTCATGCCAGCAACCATCGTTTCCTCAAGCACATAATCGCCGTGTTGCTTGGCTTCCGGCGTCCCTAAATCGCTGTGTGGCGCCTTCAGCTTCTTCTTACGCCGGACCATTAAAACGGAATGTCACCGTCAATTTCATCGTCAATGTTGTCTGGCTTGCCAGCGGGTAACGGGCTAACCGTCGCATCTTTTGTGACCTTCCAGGCTTTCACATCGGTGTACCATCGCCCGTTGTATTCACGGCTTTCCAGGTCAATGCCAACGTCAACAACGTGGCCTTCCTTGATTGACCATTCATCGATCTTGTCACCCCATGCGATAAAGCAAACCTTCTTGGGATACTGGCCGTCGGTTTCCAGAATGTACTCTTGCTTTCGCCACGGTCCTTTGGCTGATTCGCCAGACTGTTCGTCAATCACCTGGATAATTTTACCTTGTAAATTCATGTTGTTAGCCCTTTCTTTTGTATTTGTTCAAATTCAGTATTCATTTCTCCAAATGCTTCGCTGTACATCGCTTGCAAATCGCCTAATCCATCTTGAAGAATGTCAGCTTTGAACAACTTTCCCTCTTCCTTGAACCAATCAGCCATAACGGCTTCGGCCTCTCCGCTGTCTGTGTCTGCAATAATTTTCACTGCTATTTTTTTTGCCATTTAACCTTTCCTAATCGCCTGATTGATAATGTCTTTCGTTCTGTCCGGCGTCAGTTTCTTCTCCAACGCCGCCTTAATCTTGGCGCGATTATTACGCCAATCGATCTCTTGCTTGAGTTCATGCCAGGATGGCCACCACATGGATTGATCCGGCCACTTGCTGAGAACCTCATGCACGATGTCGGCAGGGTATTGCTCCAAGCGTGAGCCGTAAGCCTCAACAGCCAGGTCTAGCGTGATCTGATCGTCCTTCTTGCGCTTGGTCAGGCTGAAGACTTCCGCAATCAGCATTCCCAACGCCTTGGCTGGCATCGGCTGGCTGGCGGCATCGATAGCTGCAATTGCCGCCGTAAGGTCATCAACGGGGCAGGGGCCGTCGATGGTGTAAGCGACCACGTTAAAATCCCTGTCAACCACCGCGTCGAGCGACGAAGCCACCGACTGCGGCAGCGATGCTTGCAGATTGTGTTCCGTTTCCACTACGGATTGCGATTGGCGCTGGGTTAATTGCTGTTGTGTCATCAGACCACCTTTCCTGGTTCAGCCATGTGCTAGGGTAGGGGATATAATTTTTGTCCTGACCGATTGCCGCTTGGATAAATCGATCACGGCCCTGGCAGAGGGTTTCAAAATCAGTTTTTTTGAGGGCGGTTTTGAACGCCTTTCGGGCGCCACCTTTGCCGACTTTTCGGGGCCAGGTTTCATACCATTGCTCAAACAGATTATCTGCTTTGAGCGAAAGAGATACGTTAGTATCTCTTATACTAGGTATAGGTGTAGGTGTAGGTGCATTGCGTTCGCATACTACTTTTTCCTTTTGCCACCGTGACTTAGCGGAAGCGCTATTCTTTTTCGCTTTTTTCTTCACATACTCATATTCTTCTTTAAGACGCTTTTGTGTGATATGATTTCCAGTGGTGATAAAGAACTCATCCAGCAGATTTTTGACCAGGTTTTCCATCTGCTGATCGGTGGCCCGAAGGCGCCTTTTGACCCACTCCAAATCGTTCGGAATTTTGCAGTCTGGGGACCGCCAGATCGTCATCAAAAGCATCAGATACAGACCATGTTCTTCATGCGTCAGGTGCAACGTGTCGGCTAAATAAGCGTCAACCCAAAGCGGCAAATGAGGAAATTTAGCCATCGTTTAATTCCTCCTGGGGCACAAAGTAGGCCGGACGCCCACCCACGGGGTCTTTCCACCACTTGTCCTGTTTGGCGTCGGCCCCTTTAATCCAGCCTTTAATTTCATATTGGCCGTGCATTCCCACCAACAGGTAAAACAATCGGTCATCTGCATCGTATGGATGCACAATTAAACTGCCGTTTTTATGGCTGGTTGCGCGGCAATCCACGTTGCCAACATCGGGGATTTCCCTGTTTGTGTGGTCTGCAAGAAACACGTTTAAATGTTTCGCCAGCGCCATTTCACTGATGGCCCCTTCAATTGACCGCTCCCAGGTGCCTGTTGGGGGTGTATTGCGGAGTTCAGAACGCTTCGCTTTATTCCTTCTCAGCAACCGCATTACGCCGATCATGGCGCCCTGGAAAACTTCCGCATATGACAACGTGATCTCTGTCATCGAACGATACTCATTAAATCAATTTGCACTGGTTTTTTAGTCCACCGCATTTGCGGCTGGCTGCAATCCCAACGCGCAACCATGCTTTCAATCGTGTTCTGTTTTCTGTTGTTATTTCTGGCCACGTCAGCGGAATCCACTGAACCAAATGGATATAGATGGCCAACGCCCTGCATTCTCAGACCGTGCAGCCAGGGCATTCGGCCTCGTTTTGACACTTCATTAAACGCCTCTGTCATGCGGTCATGCCATTTATCTGTGCCAACTTCGGGATATTCACCGGCACTCCCAATGCAGACCTTTGGCCAGGTTTCTATCAGTGCCAACAATCGATCTATCGGCTCATTGAGGTGCCAGACAGGGGCACCACGATCACCATGTGGCCACTGCTTAATCAATGCGTTTTGTTCAGCCTCAGAACCGTCAATTACATCAGGGATAATTGCCCAGGTTGTGACGCAATCCAGCCACATATCAGCCCACTCGTAATAACTTTCCCAATCCACTTTCTTGCCGGATTTCCATACGGAAAAGGCGCCGTTATCCAACAAAACCGACTGTGAAATTTGATGTGCTATGGTTGCGGCAGTCGGATAAGCATGGCTGATAAGCAAGTGCCGCCCAGCCATTTCAATCAACCGATGGTTCGGATAGATGTCGCCGCAATGATAGTGGATCATCACGCCTCGCACACCGTCTTCACGCCTGAGTGCCAGCCGGTTGAGATTACTTTTGCTCCCAGCAACCGTGCTAAATTTTCTGTAAGAGTTTCTTGAAACGCCTCTGGCTGATCTTTAGTTAGCCGCAAAATATCCTCAACAGGGATCGTGCGGTCAGAGATAACCTCAACCTCATAGACATCTTTTTTCTTATCCACGGGGCAAACGGCTTGCATCTTGAATGCATACGTTACGCGCATCGTCGCCTCACAATCTGCCAGACGATAAGGGCACCTAACATTTTAGAAATTGTCATAGCGACAACGCCCGTAACTGATAGATGGTTGATCATTGCCAGAAAAACCATGCTATCAATGGGCGTTGCCAGCGCACTAGACCACAAAATCCGATCCGCAAACGGCTTTTTCGTAAAAGAATACAAGCCCCAATCCGCAAACTCGCTTAACAAAAATGCGGTTAATGAGGCAAGGGCGACAAATGGGCTTGCCATAACGTATGACAGTGCGGCTGCAATGAGCATTGCCAGAATGACACGGTGGCCAAACTCACGTTGCGCGTAATCTCTTGCGACAAAAATCAACCCCACCGCCAAAGACATGGGCGGCCACATTTCACCCCCAGGCATTTCTAGCAACGGGACGACGGTGAAGCCCCAGTTTACCAGCACAATCAATGCAATGTATCCAAGCGTGTATCTATAACTCATCATCATCTGAAACTTCTCCTAGACTTTGCCAGCAATAGGGGCAGGGTGTTTCATACGGCCCATTCCAGTTAACCCGTTCGATGTAGCCTTCGCCTTGGCAATCAGGACAGGTCATGGGTGCCCACCGTTTGTTGTTCCGCACCAAACTCAACTTCACTTTTTTTGACGCAAGCAGGGCAGATGTCCCAGGCGCCCTCAATCACGGTTGAACGCACTTCCTTCTGCTCCACGCCGTAGATCATCACCCTCACAATTCGGTCCACTGTCCGCTGATTGCGCCAAATCATGTGTTCATCCCTGCATCTTTCACATTGAAAATAGCGCATCAGTAAACCTCTTGAATCTTGACGCCTGGATACAAGGCTTCTACCAGCTTTTTCTTCAGCCGATAGACGGGCGTTTTAACGCCTTTCACATCCTCAACGACGCATTCTTTTGCCGTGAAATACCTAAAGTCTGCCTTGTAGGTACAAATCTTTTTGCCATCGATCCGGCACTCAAATGCGGGCTGTAATTCCAAATGTGAGATTTCGCCAGCGCGTTGCATTAAAACCAGTTCCATGTACCTCGCCGCCTCGCGTTTGCTATCAAACATGATGCCATCCACTTCCGTTTTGACGGCCTTGTATTTGTTTTTAAATGCCATCAAAGTCCTCTGGTTTATCGTCAGCGACGCGCCTTGAGTCTTCCCATTTAAGGAAATACAGCTTTAATGCGTCCTCAATAATTTGCGTCATGGTTACGCCCTGGAACTCAGCCGCCCAGCGAATTTGATCCATAGTTGTAGGCGAAATCCGCATATTGAATTGTTTTCTTTTTATCATTTGTCAAAACTTTTGCATTTAATTCTTGACACCTTGTAACACAGTAGTCTATACGCTGTATAGACAGAGCGTTTTGGTGACATACTGTTGTCAGCGCAAAGACAGAGGAGAATAGGGAAGTGACAAACAGATATGGGGAGAAAGCACATGAATATTGACCAGCGCAGTGAAGGAGCGGTGTACATTACAATGGACGATCAGGTCTATTATTTCGATGACTCAACAGGCGAACACATTGTTCAACGCTGGCCAGTTGGTTCTGAGGATGACGATCTAGTCCAGCGCCTGTTCTTCTTTAATGAAGATGATATTATGACCATTGAGGCCGCTTTAAGAGAAAAGGCCGATTCCCACAGACAGAACCGTCAAGACAATGTTGATGACGCGGTTGTCGCCTACTGTAACAGCGTGTTGATGCGTGTCGAAATGCAGAAGGGAGAAGGGTGATGAGTGTACATCAAACAAAATCAGGAATAGTTGAATTAGTGGATCAGTGGGGCCACGGCAAAGCGGCAAGTGGCGATTGGTATTCCGCACCCGCCACGCTGATTTGTGATGATGGTGACGGTCACTATGACGCATGGAAGTACAGCGGCAAACTTGAAGATGCCGCCAACGCCGTTGCTGGGTTCTACTGCAATGACGATGGAAGTTATGTGGTCAACCACGACCCGAAAGGCCGCATCGAAGCCATCCCAACGCCAGACGATTTCTGGATTGACGACGACACTGACAGTCTGAGCGATTTCAAGCCAGACTTGGAAAAATATCCAAACGTAATTGCGTGGTGAGGGGGGAGTGATGCGGATTATTCAAACCAAATATACTGAGCATGGGCCTGTGCAAATACAGGATCACGGTTCTGCTTTTCTCGTTAGTTACCCAGACAAAAACAATCCTGGGTATCAGCGCGAGAAGACTTTTACCAAAGCCATAGGGGCCGACGCATGGAACGACGCGCAAGCGTTTGCAGCTGAGAAGCGTAGGGGGGAATGATGGACTACAAACAAGCAATCAGCATCATCGACGGCGTAATTGAAAACGCATGGCTGAATTTGCATGAGGGGCATGAGCCGGAAGAAGCTAAAGAACTGGAAATGGCACAAAAACTGACCGCTGTTGTCCCAAGCGACATGAAAATTCCGGCAGAAATCTTGGAAACAACCATCTGTGATCTCGACACATTTTGTGAAAATAAGACCGACATGATCTACGATATTTGCGGATCAGCGGCTTACGATCTGGAAATGCTCAATGAATGCATCAAAGAAACGGATCGTTTTAATGAAGATGAGCGAGAGGATATTGCAGATTTCATCCGACTTAAACAAGCACTCAACTTCTGGTGCGAGTTAAAAGAGAAGGGGGGGGAATGATGGCAGAAGAACTTAAATCTTCTACTAGTAGAAATGCACTAGCGCCAGGTAATGCAGAAGATGGATGCAAAGCCTCGGCCCGTAGGGCCGTTGCCATTAAAGAAGCCATCGACAATGGCGACATCTATGAGCATGGGGCAGGGACAAACGATAAGATTGTCCTTTACTTTCGTAACTCGACAACGAAGCAGGGTGCGGAAGGCCTGGGCATCGACGCACAAAAGAAGATGTGCATCGATCATCTGAACGGCGGGAATTGGCAAGTCATCGCTGAGTTTATAGAGGTTGAATCCGGCGCCAAGTCGGAGAAGGAGAGGCCGCAACTGGATGCCGCGCTGGCGCTGTGCCAGAAGGAAGGGGCAACGCTCCTGGTGGCCAAACTGGACAGACTAAGCCGTTCAGTGGCGTTCGTATCCAGGTTGATGGAATCAGGCATCAAGTTTGCCTGTGCCGATCAGCCCTTTGTGTCGAACCTGACCATCCATATTGTGGCGGCAATGGCCCAGTATGAGCGCGAACAGATCAGTGATCGGGTTAAGAAAACCCGCGCCGAAATGAAGCGCATTATTAAAGAAGACGGTTTCTATGCGACCAAGTCGTCTAATCGCCAGAAGAAGATGACGAAGCTGGGATCAGAAAAGTGGGATGAAGTCCAGGCCGTCGGCCAGGAAATCAAACAGAAGCGGGCTGACGCTTACGCGCTTAAGGTATGGCCCGAAATCCTACAGTGTCGCCAGCTTGGCATAACAAGTATGCGGGCCATCGCACAGGAACTAACCCGTCGTGGCATTCAGACACGGGCACGACAACGGATAATTGACCAGGATAAAGCTGTTTTTGGCCAGCCCAAATGGCACCCGCAACAGGTAAAAGCCATAATAGATCGTATAGAGGGCAGCGAATGACAGAGTTATCCACAGGCAAATGCGGGATTTCCCGCATGATTTTACACTTTTTATGCGGAAACTTCCGCACAAAATGGAGGAAAAAATGAACACTTTTAGATCAAATGCAACACAATATGAGATCACCGAAGATGGCTTTGAGGCAGATCAAAATGTTCGCAAAATAAAAACGTGCGACCCAGATGGTCGGCAACAGATGGTCAGCAGCGCGGCTAACTTCAACAAACTGGTTCGCTATGCCCAAATGATGGACGAATTGCATCTAGCGCGTGTGAGAGCAAGAAAGGGATCAGGCATGAGATATGTTGTCAACAAATCACAGAACCACACCGTGATTTTTATTTCAATCATCCGAATCTATCAGGCTGTAGGCCGCAAATTTACTATCACACAGAAGTATCTCGCAGAGCGATACGCTATTGACAGAGGCACCGTAAAAAAAGTTCTAGATGATTTTATTGTGAACGGTTTCATAAACGAGAATTATTGCCCAACTGATCTCTTGATTGAAAAATATAATGAGTTTGTGAATCATTTTTGCGCTGCTCCAGAAACCGAAAATTTTTCGCGGAGCATCGCTTTTGGACTCATGCAAAGAGCCGCGCCTGACAATCCAGAATTTGAAAACACGCTCAAAAAAGGTGCGGGTTTATCCGCATAGATCATGCGGGAAAAATAACATTGCGAATGAATCGCAACTTATGACAGAAAGGATCAGGGAAAGAACACATGGTAACAAAGTATCAAAAACGTCTAAAGAAATACGACCTCAACCAGCCGCATTCGCGGAAGGCGTTGAGGACTGTTGTTAACAAATTGGGTGACAGTGCATCGCGGCTCCAGATGCCGCTATTGCATCCCGATCATATAAAATGGGCGGCAATTGTTCTTAAAGATGTCGCCGCCAGATTTGATGAGATCGCCCACCAGCGGTCCACCAATATCCAAAAAATCCTTAGTGCCAAAACTGTTTTATCTCTTGCGAACGATGATTTGGAAAACTTCGCCAGGGACGATATACAGTATGTCGAAGGGCTAAGGTTCTTATCACTTGATAATCATTAAATAAGGGAAGAAACGGCAGAAAGGAGCCATTATGATATCCGCTAAATCGCATAATATATATTTAGTAAAGAAATCAACGCCTTACAAGATATTCCAAACAATTTTGGGGATGTTCGGGTTTAGTGCCCTACTACTAGGGGCATGGGCTTGCACAATCATCGCCGCAGCTATGCTGGGGGTGTTGTAATGGACCTCTTTCAACACCACAGTTATACCACGTTACAGCAAGATTTGGAAGCGGCACAAAGGCGTTGCCAGACACGCAAAATCCATGATCTCCAACGCAAGCTGACGCAAGTTATGACCAATATTTTGCGCGTGGAATGCGGCCTTGCTGAATTACCGCCAGCCGTCAAGCGTCAAGAGCGTTTCAATAACTCCGTCAACATTGCGGGGGCTAAATAAAATGGTTGGTAAACTCACATCAAACCTCATGTGTTCATGTAGTATCTTGCCTTACATTATGGGCTTATCGCCTTACAAAACGCCCAACGAACAGTTGCTGGAAATGTGGGCACATAAAGAGGGGAAGGGCAAAGAGTGGGAAGGCAATGAACTAACCCACATGGGCAATGTTCTTGAAGAGCCTGTTCTTAAAGAGGGTTGCGAACGCCTGGGCCTGATTCCCGAACTTAATATCACCGAACCTGTGGTGCATCCGACACTGCCTTTGGCAGCAAGCCTGGACGGCAGGGCCGACGGGAAAAGCATGACAATCCACCATGAACCATCCAAGGGCATCTATGTGGTAGGCAATGACCGCATTGTATTGGACGGCATTGGCGTCCTTGAGAGCAAGGTAACGCGGACCAGGCCGGAAGATTTCCCAGCCATGTGGCGCGGTCCTGTCCAGGTGCAGGGTCAGATGATGTGCGGCGGCTATAAATGGGCGGCACTGATCATCCTATATGGGGGTGTGGAAATGCGAATCTTCCTGTTCACGCTCCATGCTGGCACAGAAAAGTCGATCACTGAAGCGTGTCTGGATTTGGACAGACGGCTAAACGCGGAGGAGATCGAATATTACGATCTTGCCGATGCGGCCGATGCGGCTCTGGTTTATTCCCTTGGCGACAAGGAAGACCCTGTGGATTTGCCGAAAGATTACGACAAACTTTGCAAAGAGTTTGTCTTGATGAAACAGCAGATCAAGGATGCCAACGATACGCTTGCCCTATTGACTGCCGAAATCCAACGGAAGATGGGCAACCATACGTCGGCAATTGCTGGAAACTATCGCGTGTCTTGGCCTGTCAAAAAATATCGTGAGCAACCTGAGAAAGTTATACCGGCGAAGTCCGCATATCAGGTTCGTCAGAAATCAATTAGCGTAGTGGAGAAAGCAAATGGGTGAAGTCGCAGTTAAGCAATCGGGTGTTCTGACGCCTAGCAATATGGCAGAAGCGATGCAGTTCGCGGAAACGATGGCCGTGTCTGCTTTTTGCCCGAAAGCATTCCAGCATAAGCCAGCAGATATTGTGGTTGCCGTACAATGGGCAAGTGAAGTGGGGCTGGCGCCGTTAGCTGCCATGCAGTCTATGGCGGTCATCAATGGCAAACCGTCGCTATACGGTGATGGGATGATGGCACTTATTGTTGGGCATCCAGAGTATGTCAGTCACAAAGAGTGGCGCGAAGGCGATGAAGCATTCTGCACCATTGTCCGTATGCGATATGGCGAAAAGGTTGAAACGACGCGGTCCTTTTCTATGGGTCAAGCCAAACGTGCAGGGCTGTTAAGCAAAGCCCCCTGGCGTCAATACACAGAGCGTATGTTGCAAATGCGGGCGAGGGGATTTGCCGCCAGGGACAGTTTCCCCGACGCGCTATCAGGAATGGTCATCAAAGAGGAAGCCGAAGATTATCCAACAGCTTCGGATAAACCCATCGACATTACCGATCAGGTAGTGGAAGTGCCCGCACATCCGATGGATGCCTCGTTTGGGAAGGGAGAGCCAGAAATTGACCCCCAAATTTCGCCCGTGAGCGACGAAAAGGCCGCTCCAGATGCTGAGAGTCCAGAAATTACAGATGTTGCTGAGAGCGCAACAGAGGGCGCCTCAGAGGAAGAGGGCGAACGGGCGTGGGAAATGAACCTTGAAAACGGCATAAAAGAGTTTCCAACAGCCGATGAGTGGATTGCTGGCATGAAAGAGGCTTGGGAGAAAATTGAAACTACTAAAAGCATGAGTTTTGAAGACCGACGCCATGAAATCGGTGAGCATAAAAAGGATCACGATGACACGATTGACCGGCTGAAGGCAGAACATCCTGACAAGGCAAAAGCGTTTGGCGAGGATTACAAGAAAATCTTACGGCGCCTGTCGGCCAAGGCAAAGGATGCCAGCAAATGAGAGCATCACTTACACCTATGCAAATGAAAGTCTACCGATACATCGTGGACTATCATGCCGAACACGGCACGGTTCCATCCAATGCAGAGATAGGGGCCGCTGTCGAAACGCCACGCTCAAATGCTTATCGATTGCTGCAAGGGCTAATCGCCCGTGGGTATATTAATCCTGGCCCGCCAAGAACAGTGCGGTCCTACAGCATTGTCGATGATGCTGGCGGGGCAAGCCCGTCAAGCAAAGTCCATGTGGCCGCTTCGGATTTTGTCCAGAAGCACCGCGCATTTATGAATGCAGTGGAGCGCGGTCAAGACACAGAAGAAATGGGCCATGACGTTCAAGCTGCGCTTCAAAAGCTGAATGTCGAAGTAGGGGGGAATGTGTGATGAATAACCGTCAATGTATTCAGCGGGAGTTGCGAAACGCAAGGCGCGTTATCACAAACCCTGACAAGTTTTCATCAAGCCTGATCGATACCGCTTAGGCTGTCATCAGGTCTGCAAACAGACAGAATATTTATTTGCACCCTGCGCCGTTTGCTTCGGCGGCTGATGCGTATTCCTGTTCGCCGTCGCAACAATCTAAGACAGGTTGTTTGCATGAGGTGCAAACGTAGTGGGACTGCACCCGTTCCAGGCGGGTGCTTTGTCCGCACCACGGGCAGTCGATCAGTTTGTCAGGAATCATTAAGAGAGAAACAATTTGCGTTCGGCAGCGCGGCGTAAGACTAATCCTTTAAGAATCTTGCCACCAGCGCGTCGCCATTTTGGAAACTCATCAGCGGCACCCATCATATCTCCCCGATTAATTTTTCTTCTTAACGTACTCGACTGAAGGCGTCCGCTACCTAAATTGTAGACAAAACTTTGCAGAGCAGAGTGTTCATTTTCATTTAGTTTGACTTTGATAAGTCGGTCAACCGCACGTTCGCAGTTAGCGACCTCTCGTAAAAGTAACTCCTCGGCCTCTGCTTCATTAATCGGGCGGTGAGATAAGGTGACACGACTGCCATCAAAGGACCAAGTAGAACCAAATCCAATGGTGGGAACCATTGCCGAACAGAAATACGGTTCAGAACGAAAGCCCTCAAACGTCTTTATTAGGTTTAGCCCGATGGCGTTAATCCTCATTTTCTTGCTCTGTTGATAGCCCTTCCACCAAACCAGAAAGCGATGACTGCCGCAAAAAGTGCTTTTGTGTCTTCATCCCAAACGGCGTTAACCGCATCCAGCCCTGATACCCCAGCATTTGTGAGAGCGAGGTACGCCGATATTTCAACAAAAACAAATAGCCCAAAGAATGCGTAGGTAATCACTGGCCTAACGGAACCGCGAAGCCCATCAACCCAGGTTACGCCTGTTGGTTGCATGGATTTTTGTAACGCCTCAACCTCTCTTATGTCTGCTTCTACATTAACCATTTCCAGCTTTTGTGCCGCCAATTCTTTCTGTTGGCGTATCTGCACTTCCATGACTTTTAGTTCATGTGCCTTGTCAGAACGATCTTGAAAATATTCCATGACTTTCGGCAAAAACGAAGTGCCAAAGCCAAGCAAAGAACCTAGCAAACTAAGCATATTAAATCCTTTTTAGTAACTAAACATATCTACGGGGATACGCCAGCGACAGGCGCCTAAGACAATCAAAAGCAATACAAGGCTAATGTAATGCACTAACTTTCCCCTTCTTAATCGGATCGCTAAAATCTACAGTCGTGCAAAATGCTGCCCACTGTTTAAAAGCACCCAATCTTTGATGATAATCATAATGCTCTTCTGTCATATCTTTCGATGGACAGCTATTCACAGGCATACCAGTAATGTCGTAAGAGCCGTCATTCGCTATAATAAAAACAACGAAATATAAGATCTTCATTATTCTACCTTTGGGTGCTTTCCGTTATGAATAGAAGCAAGATGCTTGACCTGTGACTGCAACACTTCAATTTGCGCTTGAATTGTCGCTATTTCACGGTTGCGGTGCTCAAGGGCAGGAACCGAGTTAATTTCTTTCAGCACATCTATCTGCGACGTAAAGACAGCACGTTGCGATTCAGCTTCATCTAACCGCTGATCGAACGTAGACTTAGACTTTTCATACCGTTTAATAAAATGCCCCAAGTCTTCCATCACACGGGCCAGTTGCGATTTGACTACAGCATAGCCGCCAGCCACAGTGGCAAGCATGATTGCTAACTGCATTCCCAGCTTGGCATCTACTTCCATATTCAATCATCCATAATAATTTTGACGGGGTACTGCTTGCCATCCACCGTCTTGAGCAACAACTTGCCTTTGCGGCAGATCCATCTTTCTTTGTGAGGATCAGTACGCTCAATCACACGCTTGGCTTTGAGGCAATCACTCAGGCTGTCACGCGGGGTAAATTCTAAAAGAGCACCCGCCGTTGTGTAGAGGTGCAATATAAAGCCAACAAAAGTTTCCATTTATTTGCCGTTGATTTGCAGATGCCGCTGCGCGTCCTTCAGCTTTTCAACTGCGCTGCGAACTTCCATCATGTCTGTTTGAAGGCGGGTGATATTGACGCTGTTGTTTGATCTGTCCTCGACCTTCTTTGTCAGCTTTTCTAATTGACCGCTGATATGCTCGATCAGCATGAAGGCTTCCTTGGTGGCGGGGCTTTGAGGACGGTCAATCCTAAAGGTTGTGTTCTTGTCGATGTCTACTTTTAAAGAGGCAATGCCAGTTTGAAGATCTTTCTTGACTAGCTGTTCTGATGTTTCCAGACGGTTCAATCGCTCTTGGATAATGAAATAGCTGTAGACCCCCATGCCCACTAGCGCGATTAGCGAAATCACCGTTTTCATCGGCATCTGCACGTTAGTCGTATCGCTGATCTTCGTCGTCATCGTATCGGCCCTTGGTCATACGCCGTCATCAGCATCCAGCCGATTCCCAGCACAGCGATAACAAGCACTGCAAATTTGACTGTTTCTTGACCGATCTTTTTCCAACGCTCCTTAGCTTCTTCTGCTTCACGCTTTGCAATCTCTGCACGTTCCCGTTTTTGTTTAATCTTCAATGATTGGATGCGTGACTGTTCCCGTTTAATCTGTTGCCACATCGACGGTTCGCCTTCTGGCGTTGGAAACTTTTTATTTAATTCATATTCCAAGTCCTTAATCATTTCCGACATTTCGCGTCGGTGAATCATCAAGTCTATCGCTTCCTGCAAACTTTCGTCTGGCTTAATCTCACCTTTTTCGACGCTTTCGTTATAAGCGTGTTGGGCTTGGTAGGCTTTGTTAGCTTCGCGGCTGTGGTGGAATAAATCGCTTATATGGTGGCTAATCGATGATATATCGTCAGCCGTATCCAGTGCTTCTCTAATAGCTGTTATAGAACTCTGTGCAGCCTTAAAAGCTGCAACGCCAGCCGCAATTGTAAGAGGATCGATGGCGCACCTACCTTAAAGTTCATCTCGGAGTGCTGCAATTTCAGCCTCTTTATCTTTTATAAAATCACCACCAGTGCCTAATAAATGATCGCGGATTCTTCTAGGCGTAATCTGTGCTTCAATATCCAAAATCTTGTCGATAGTAGTTACCGCTGGCTCAACGTACTTAACAACTTTATTATCAACATAGGTGTCTTTGTCAGTTGTGCCATCGGCCACATCCACCCATTTTAAATCAGAATGAACTGGAAAAGTTTTATCATCGTCTACGAGTTCGCAGATGCGACTACCGTGTACTAATGCTTTCATTACTTATATTCCTCCACCAGCACAATTCCAGAACCGCCTGTGCCACCATTATAACTTCCTTCGCCTGTAGAGCCCGAACCGCCGCCACCTGAGTTTGCAACCGCGTTATTGCCATTGTTGCCGTAAACTGCACTTGCGGCTCCACCGCCAAGAAAACTACTGCCCCCAGCCGCACCAATACTTTGAGAAATAGCTGAGTGAGTGTAAGACCAGATGCCTACGCCACCTGTGATATTTACATTGCCACCCGAACCAGCACCCCCTGCAACCGAGTGACCAACGCCTTGCCCATCACCTTTTTTGCCACCTGAACCGCCAGTTGCAGAGCAATGTGAACCAAAACTTGAGGTGCCGCCTGTTGAACCGTCAGCATTACCAGAACCGCCAGAGCCACCAGCCCCAATCGTTACTGTTTCAGACGAAATAGATGAAACGTCAATGACTT